ACATCGGTAAGATATGTATTATCTTTAACAGATACTATTACAGCTAACCAAGAGACTATTTTAAAGATGGAGTCTAAACTAACTAGCGCCACAGCAGATATTAACGACCTTAAACAAAGACTGTCCGCAGCAGAAGCGACATGGTCTATGGCGGAAAATTTATATAGACAACTAGCAGACACAGTGAGGGATCATACCTATGACCTTAAAGACCTTACGAGATAATTTACTATGGATTGCATTCTTTCTTTGCGTTGCAACTTACGTGCAAGCAAGAAATGATTATCTAAATGACTACGGAACTTGTGAAAGAGGTAGTTGGGAAACTTACACAGAAGTTAGACAACACGAATATAAAACAGGCACAAGTGATGAGTATCAAGATCAGACATTAGGTTTTAGATTTAGAATGCCTTTCGGCGCTGTATGTAGTGATGAGTATATTGCAGAAATGCAGAAAAAAAGTAAAATAAAAACTCAATTAGAACTTATAAAAGAGTGTAAAAGAATACCAAGAATTAGTCCACCACCTGTAGAATTTGCAGAGTTATTTGATATGTGTAATAAATTAGGTGTGGCAGGAGTAGTACAAGATAAGAGACCAGACGGAAGTCATTGGGAAAATTTAAAGATACAATATCTAAAAGATAATCCTGATGTTGTAATCATGGAACAGGCAATGCCACAATAAAACTATGTTTGCAGTAAGTTTAATAATGTACTATAGTTTCAAATCATGACAGAAAAAACTAGCATTTTAAATACAGAACTTGTAACAGGTCATTGCCCTGAGTGTCATTTAGATACAATCTTAGTTGGTTTGCAACACAGTTACTATAGATGTACTAATTGCGGTGAAGACATAGAACAAAAAATTAATGGTGTAATTAAATACATGAAAGTTGATAAAAATACAGAAATAAAACTACGTAAATTAGACGATACAAGTAATGAATTAGACGATATAGATGGCTAAAAAGAAAGCATTATTTGGTGTAAATAACTATCACAAAAGAACACCTATAAAAAGACCAGGAAGAATAAGAAAGAAATATGGACCAAAAGCAAATAAACGTAAGAAGTATCGTGGCCAGGGCCGGTAATGCTTTGGAATATTATTGTATTTTTCTTTTTTGTTGATATAGCTCTATTTTTAATTATTCTTGTTGCTTCAATAATAACAATATTATGAAACCTATAATGATTACATTAATGTACTTAACTTTTGGTGGAGACATCAAATTAGATACGTTTGAAATACATCAAGAATGTAGCAGCTGGTTTCATCGCAATATTACTACTGTTGAAAAAAGAAAAAAAACTTTTATGAGCAATCATTATTATCACATGTATGAAGGTAAAAGAGTTATAGGTTATGTTTGTGGAGGAGAAGAACCAAGATGAAGTATAGACCACTCCCATTTTATTTAACTATTAAAGAATCTGAAATACATGGATTAGGTTTATATACTCTAGCACAAATACCAAAAGATACTACAATAGGTATGACACACATACAGATTGAAAACGATCTTATCAGAACTCCGTTAGGGGGATTTATAAATCACTCAGAAAAACCTAATTGTGAAAGAAAAGAACATAACAACAGATGGTTTTTAAAAACAATAAAAAATATAGATAAAGATGAAGAACTAACTCTAGAATATAGTATGTATAAACCCTAGGTTGTATTTACCTGACGACAATAAAATTTTACGTATAGTCTATTCGCATTCATCTGATCATCACCTAACATATCAATAGTAGCTAATGTATTCATTGTGCCTTGTCTAGAACACTCAGACCAAGTTTCGTGTT